CTATGGGAAGATGTTGTAATCAACCGCAATTTGAACGGCTACAAATATCCGTGATTCGCCGGCATATCTGATGCAGTTGACCCGGATACCAATCGTCCCCTCCAGGAAGCCCAAGGGCTGTCGAACACCACCCAGAACATAGCCAACCACGGCCATCAATATGCGTCCTGAGGGCTTGTTGTAGCAGCAGGTCATAATAACCGTAAGGAGCGCCTTCAGTCTCTCGGAAAAACAACAAGATTGCATCCGATGAAGCCCACGGAAGAGGCACAAGGTCCCAGTACGCAGGGATATACTCAATGATCTTTGATCTTACACGCCCGCCGTCCTGAATAGATGACGAAAACCACCTATCTCCTACAATCAACTCAGAGTGGCTATAAAGGCTTCTTGTTCCCCTTCTGATGACCTCAGCACCAACTGCATCGATTGACGTCATAGGCCTTACCCGCTTATACGATGCAAGAGTTGGAACATCGGCAAAGTAGGTTACGCTGGCCATGTATATGCTCCTGCTTCGGTGAACGCATCCTGAATCTCCTCCTGCGTCATACCAAGGACTCCAACCAGCATCTGCTGCGTTATGCCATCGCTGATCTTCCAGACAGTATCTGGTGCTGACATGCACATTTTTGCGAGTATCTGCAGCGGCGGAGCCATCTGCTCTATGGCTGAATTCACGGCATCCAGGTGCCCGTGCATCCCGAGCCATAAAACACCCTGCCAGGCTTTGATCGCCGTTGTTGGACCTAGAGGAGGATCTACAGGAGCTTCCGGACGCTCAATACTGGAGCCCTCTGGGACATTGATGCCGAGATCGCGAATAGTGACGCTCTCGCTGTGTGAAGTCCAGTAAGTGGTTCCCCGTCGATCGATCACCTGGAGCCATTCATCCCCGGTAAATACTCGCGCATATCCCGGCATTTCGTCGGGCGGCGGCGTCGTCGTTGCATTTCTGGGGATTAAGAAAACGCCCGCCTCCATTGGGCTCTCCATAGCCTCAGACTGGCCGAGGTATTCGCCGTTGTCGGTGTAATGGTAAACAGTAAGCATGCCTCAGTATTTGATAATTGGGAGGTAGATCCGCGTCGGCTGGATGTTGTTATGGGCGGCAGACGCGTTTTGAGCCGTATTTGATCCTGTTGAAAAACGGCCAATAAGCGTAGTACCTGCTGTATATCCGACGTTCCCGGATGCAGATCCAGCAATGATCGATTCCCCAGCGTTTGCTGGAGGATGATTGTGTGGCGGCACACCACTCTCAGTCGATGTCAATAAATGCATAGCCTCGCCGATCGCCGCTCCAAAAGTACCGAAATTGGCATCACCGCTCTTGTACCCCGCGATTACCCTTCCCCTATCATCAGGAAGGTTGAACGTTGTCGAGCCGTCTCCAGCACCAAACGTGGTTCCAAGAACAGCAAATAGCGCTGAATACGCCGTACGACTGATCGCCGATCCATCACGAATAAGGTAACCGTCTGGAGGTGTTGGAGCGGGCCAATAGGAACACCAGCCAGCGGGAACGCGCGCAGCAATAGCAGCTTCCTGCGGTGCACTAACCGGTTTTTCCAAATCCGCAGTGTTGTCTCAATTTCCAAGACCAACCGTCCCCTTTGATAACATCGGGCCCCAGTTGGTTGTGTCTGCGCTCGGGTCAGTCGATCCAGCGCCAGCAGTTTTCCGGCGATAGGGCAACAGGTTCGCCGGAGACCAGGCAACGTCACCAATAGCGTAGGTTGTACCGCTTACCCACTTGGTTGCATTCACAGCAGCAACAGCGGCATTTGATGCTGCTGTTGCTGTTTCGGCAGCAGATACAGCTGACGCTTCTTTGGCATTGACGTTCTCCTCGAGTGTTGATGCCTCAGCAGCAAAAACAGGAAGAGCGGAAAGGAATGCATCTCCCTGTTCGGCGAACGTCTGTTCGTTCGAAGTCCGACTCGGCGGAACTGGTAGTGGCGTAATTGGCATTATGTCAGTCCTTGAATCTGCAACGTGCAGAGTGAATAATTCTTATATGGGATCGTCACCGAAAACAGCTCATACCAACCAAACACCGTCAGCAGGTCGTATTTACTTTTCTCACTGGTCATCCACACAGATGGAGTTGCCCGCAACGACCCAACCCGGGCGAATACAGCGTTTATCCGGTTATTTTCCACCATCAATGCAGCCTCCATCTTTTTGGCATACTGACGCTTCACAAAGGTCGTCACCCCGTAGACATCCGTTTGCTTGACACTATAATCTGTAATCTCAATAGCAGGAGAGTATTTCACCTTCCCGAGATAGTACGATGTCCCGACAAGCAAAGCCCCGCACGAGACGATATCGGATCCTTCTATCGTAATCGTAACCTCAGCATCAGCAAATGGTGGCAGCCCCGTAAAAACGGCCTGATCGATCAACTCGAATCCAGCGAAGAAGTACTGGTACCAGTTAGATACTTCGCTTTTGTCGAGATTGCGCGACTCGTCGTAGACCGTATCACCATCATACACCATGGAAACCGAGACGCGCCTTGCAACCACACCAATCAGTGCTACCGAATTGATGATGCCAGGCTTGATTACAATCTGAATCGATCCATTCGCGGCTGTCTCGGTGCTGATCTGGTTATCAAAAAGCGCCCATCGATTTGTCGGACCTATCTCAAGCCATCGCGGTGTCGACCCACCGATTGCATCCTCCGGATGCGTTGCGTCAACCCCAGACACCAGTGCTTCATACACTTTATGTACTTCAGTTCGGATCACTCTTGCCCCGATAGCGTACGACGCCGTTGCGGACCAAAGAGGGTAATCAGACTCGGGGATAGATGAGCTTATCAACAGATCATCTGTGATGGACACGGGTTTAAGGACTCTCATACCGTCGTCTCCTTCGGAAGTCCATCACGCTCCCATTTTTCCATCAACTGCTGCATTCTTGCCAACGCTTTCACCATGGCATATTGAGCTGCCTGAGCCTCTTTCCTGAGTCCCTTCATTTCCGCAACAACCTGACGGTTATCGAGCATTGCTTTTGAATCCTCATGACTATAAATCCTTGACGGTCCAGTCTGCTCGAGCTCCCAGCCGCGCTCGCCTACAACACGCCATCCACCAGCATGGTCTCCACCATCAGCATATCCTGCAACTTGAGCCGCCAGCACAGAGGCCTTGTTTGCCGCGATATTTGCCGCCAACTGAGCATCAGCAATCCACTGCTGAGGCCATGTCCCTGAGTCGCCAGCATATTTTATTCTGAGCTTATCAGCGACCTGTTGCAAACGCAAAGCCTCCGATGCAGCCGCTGATGCTTCCGCTTTCAATGAGGCCGCTGCAGCCAACGATGCACTATCGGATGATGGAGTGTTGATGATGACCGCCTGATCAGTGATGCTGCTTGTTGATCCAGTGGTCGTCGTAGAGGTATTCACGACACCAGCCATGGCACTCGCAAGTGCGGAAAGCGACGCATCAAAACCGGATACCGCGTCAGCTACCGACAAGACGCTGCTATCGATGCCCAACAATGCATCGTATTGAGCCTTCGAAGTCGCATAGATCGCATCCAGCGAATCATATTGCGCTTGCAACTGCTTCTCGGCCGTCGTCAACTGATCATCCGTCAGACTGCTCAATTCGGCGATCATATTTGCCGTCTGATAGTAGTCCCTCCGGTAATCCGAAGCCGTTGCATAATACTGACTGCTCGACTTTCCAAGTTCAGACAAAACCGGTGACAACGACTCAGACGACGGGAACGCACCCGATCGCGCTGACGACAACATCAGCGAAAGCTGCGCCTGGGCACCCATCCGCGTCTCCAAGCTGCTCACACTTTCAACAGAGGACTTGGCACTATCGAGCAACGACTTGATATCATTCAGCGGAGCTACCTGAGCATCATACAGATCCTGCAGACGGTCCTTTTCGGCCTGAATACTGTCGCTTAGCTTTGACAGCGACGAATCAAGCACCGACCGTGCATCAGATATGGCATTCGCAAGCCTGGTCGCCGTATCTTCGACCATCAAGCCAGCATCAGAAAACGCCTGGGCCAACGTATTGACCACGGGAGCAAGGCCCTCGGCTGCCGACCTTGCCTGCGACAACAACGACGCCATCGATGCTGACGACATCGATCCGCCGCTAATCAACACCGACGTTATCGATTGCAATATCGGCTGAAGCGTCGGAACGAACAGGCTTTCGACAACCTGACTGATTGCGGCACTCTTGATCGCCGACGAGATCCCCGAGGTCAACTCATCGACAAACGCCTGACCGGGAGATACCAGATCAGCACTCTCGACAGCATTCGATATCGATGACACCAAGCTATCCGCATTCACACCAGTCACGGTATCGATCACAGTTGCCCAATATGCCTCCGTTGCCTTTGATGCAGCATCAGCATATGACCCGACCTTTGCAATAGTGTACTCCAGCTGCGCCTTGGCTTTTTCGAGATCCCGCCTGATCGACGGCTTTGCAAACGATTCGATCGTTTGACCAGCAGCATCGAGCACATTCAGCACCTCCTGGAGCTGTTTCAGACGGGTTTCACCACGATCCTCAAACAGTCGGCTGCCAGCACCGAGGCTGCCGGGGTAAGGGTCAGCCAGGTTCTTCAATGCATCGTAATTCCACCCGGCTGCTCGCATCAACTTCAGCGATTCAGTACCACCAGAAAGAGCTGAATCAACGCTGTTGCTATAAATCTGCTGCCGCATCTGGTCACGGTTTGCCCTTTCCTCTTTTGCCTTTGAGGACCCACCAAAAAGCGACGAAGCCAATCCAATGACGCCACCAACGACAGCGCCGATTGGGCCACCAATTGTTGCGCCTGCAGCCGCCATACCCGCGATGTTCGAAATCGCCGAACCAGTCGAACCACCAATCATCTGGCCAACACCAGAGGCGATTGACGAATAAGCACCAACCTGGCTGGCAAACTTCTGTGCTGACGTCATCTGAGATGTATCAACACCAAGCTGACCAACGCCATACCCTATTGTCGATACGCCACCGCCGATCCGTCCGCCGAGTGTGTACCCAGCCTGGGAAAGACCATCTCCAATCGATCCCCATTTTTTCGCAGCATCCTCTATCTGCTTGGCAGACTTCCCCCAAATCTCCGGGTTATTCTGTACCATCTGCTCGATCTGCGTATCAATAAGCTGATTGGTCGAGATCCGGAGCGACTCAAGCGCCGTAGCCGCTTCATTTGCCCTGGTATTGAACTCACGCTGATCGATTTGTCCAGCGTTCAACAACAGCGCAAGGTTATAAACCTTCTGCTCGTACTCGGTCTGAGCATCATAAAGACCCTTCACCGACTCAGTTTCCCTACCATACCACTCTTCAGCTTTACTCAACGCCTCTGCTGTCATGCGGGCCCCTGCGCTCAGCTCAGCTGTCCTCCGGGTAGCACCAGCAAGAGTTGACGTATGCTGTCGATGACCTCCACTATTCTTTTTTGTCTCCTCAGTATTTTCACCGGTCGCAGCGGCCAATTTCTTCAATGAGTTATTTGTCGCCTTCATCGACTCATAAAAGCCAAACTCATTAGCATTTGCGGGAGTATTTCTGGCCGCGTTTGTTTTTTGCTGAGCTTCAACACGGGCAACAACTCGCTGATATCCATTGTTTTTCGACTCCCAGTCAGCAATCGACTTATCCGCCTCACCAGTCCAATCCCAGAACTTCTTTGCCTGGCCAAACGCATCTCTGACAGCAGACCCAACATCGCGCCATGCATCCTCTACATCCTTTGCATCGTCAACAGCCGCATCACGAGCATCTCCAGATACACCCGCAATCCCTTCAAATAGGCCCTTAATTCCCTCAAGGACACCCTTATAGATTTCAGACTCAATCACAGCGTCACCAACGGACCGCTTTGCTGCTTCAAAAGCCGCGCTCGCCTGATCTTTCAGCATAGCGCTTGATCCTGACATCTGCTTGAACGCCTCATCAGTAGCGCCCGCATCACTTGCCATTTGATTCAGATCATCAGCATACACCTGAGATGCTGTAGACAGCAGCGGCATCAACGCACGAAGAGCCTCTTCCCGCTGGATCATTTTTGCCAGCGGAGTTCCTGTCCGATCAGACGCCTCCTCGAGGAGCTTCATCGCGCCAGTAAGTCCATGCCCACTTTCAATCAGGTTATCCGTGGCAATACCGGCAGCAGCCATAGTTTTCTGCAACTCTGCCGATGGCCGCATTAACTCCGATATTGCCGCCGATATCGATGTAACGGCGATCGGTGTACTTTGTCCTTGAGACGTAAGTGCCGCGACAGCAGCCCCAACCTCATCCAACGACACCCCGGCAGGACCGGCGATCGCGATCAACTGTCCAAGCGACCCTCCAAGATCGTCCATGGTAGCCTTACCATACTTGACGATCGTAAAGAGATCATCACTGACATCCCGAGCATCCGATGCTTTTAGCTGATACGCATTGATCACTGTCGTCAGGAGATCGGCTGCCGTCGATACAGAAGTCACGCCGCCAACAGCCAAGCGTGCCGATTGATCAAGCACCAATGCCGATTCAGACGCCTTAAAAAATCCAGCCGAAACAATGTCGTACCGAGCTTTTGCCAAAGGCTCAATAGCCTGACCGGTCATGATCGACAACCGGCCCAACTCGTTCGACATCTCCCGCATTTCACCCTTGGTCAAACCTCCCATCAAGGTGCCTATTTCCAGCACCTTCTTCTCCATGACCGCTGACGCATCAGCAGCATTAAGCAGAGCCCCTGTCAACGCAGTAGCGGCAGCGACAGCCGCGCCACCAAGCGCCACTGTTGCTGCCGAACCAATACCACCAAACGTAGAGTTTACCCTACGGCCAGCCGTATCAACAGCGTCCAGGTCACGAACAAACTGCCGCACCGGCAGATTGCTCGTGTTTCCCTCGAACATAACGCGGATCAAAAGACTATTGCTTCGGTCTGACATAGGGTATTAAGAGTAGAAATCGTCATCATCATCAAAACTTGCTCCGGGGCGCTGCTTGCGTTCCTCGGCCCGCAAAGCGAACTCTTCATTCCAGAAGACAAACTCATCCGTGCCAATCACCGACTGCGCCTGCGCGACCCCCATTTTCAGGTGAGACGCCAGGCGAAACCACAACCTCAGGTCTGGATTGGCTTCAAGGAGTTTCCCGCTTCTTCGGGTGAAATGCCCTTGCTCATCTCATTCGAGAGCTCGATATACAGATCACCAACAGGCCAGTCGAGCATTTCAGCGACCTGCTCGTTGCTGAAAATGCGTTCTTTATCTTTGTTCAGTGCCTTGGTACATACCAGAGCAGCATGATACTGCGCGAGGCTGGCACCTTTACCGACCAGATTGTTGGCATACTCCGCCTCGCTCACCGACGTTGTCTTGAAATAGATCGTCACGCCCCACTGCTTGACGAATTTGCTCCGGAGTGGCGCAACATTCATCGTCGACTTGATCTGTTCGAAAATCGATTGATTTGCCATGATTTAACCAGTGGTTAAACGTTAAAAAAACTGTTAAAAAGCAGTGTTCAGTTGGCCCAAGAGCCAACTGAACCTCAGGCCATCACGCCATCCGTCGGCTTACCGACAAACACCAGGCGATACGTGCCATTTGCTATACCACGACCCTGACCGCCCTTATTCGGAACCTGTGTCACCATGCACTTGCCGGTATGCGTCGGGTTTCCGGTCACGAACCCGATCGGAGCATACACAACGTCTGGCGTGATCTGTGTCCTTGATGCATATGCAGCCTCCATAACCACCTGGCCGGTTGTATCTGACGGATCGAGGTTCACCGTGACATCCAGCGAGTAGACCCCTCTCTGCTGCAGATCAAGCACCTCGGCATCATCCTGATCGAGCTCATCGGCGAGCACAACATCCTGCGTCGGCCGATTAAACGTGATGTCCTTGACATGCGCCACCAGCGCCGTGCCGATTTTGATCTTACCCAGCTTGTTACTATACCTTCCCAACGACATAACCCCTCCTGTTCAATTGTTATTCAAAACACTTACGATTTTGCGACACCATCAACAGATGGCAGAGGTAGCGGATCCTCATCAATCGGCTTCCAGCCAACGCCCCGCAGATACTCAACGACCTGGAACGGGCACTCTTTACGATCGCCGTGAGGAGATTCCATAACTACCATATCAGCAGTCTCCTGATCACTTACCACCACATCATCCCGCTTCTTCGCCATGGCCATCCTCCGTGATATAAGTTGCCGCGAACCTGATCCTGATCACCCCGTGATCAAACGGCTCGCTGTAATACTCTCTTGTTGCGCTTTCAAACTGCATCGTGATTGCTGTTCCATCCAGATACCGGCCATCATCACCAAACGATCCATATAGCGCCGTTTCCACTCCAAGTAAGATCTCGGATAGTTCGCCATCAGGCTGCACTCCGGACGCATACCCATCAACGCACAGCGTCACCCTCCGTTCAGTCGCGTCCATTTCATCATCATACCGATCATCAGTCGCCACCCAAACGCAAAGACCAGGCAACGCACCATAGAGCAATGGATGCACTCGGCCCTCATACCCATATGCTGTCAACGGCAACACCAGATCGGCAAGCGACCGTCGAATCTGATCGACAACATGATCAGATGATGCCTTTGACGGCACAACAACGGTCCTCGACAACTGCGAAGGCACAGCAACAACGACGCCGTACTGCCAGACACCATCCTGCTCGAGCAAAAAATCGTCACGTTCAGCGACCACAGGGCCACAGGCATGATCAGGGACAAACCCGATTACCCGAGACGCAGCAAGGTCGAGGATGTCGTACACCCCAGCAGCCGCGTCCTCATCGAGCAGGCAGGTTGATACACACAGCAATTCATATTTCAGTTTCCGGTCCTGGACAAACAGAGATCCAGCAAGGCGCTTATTACCATACGTGCAGCCCGCGTACCTGGTCAACACTGCTCCTGCATTTGCCAACGTCACGATATCATTCTGAGTCGGTCTTTTCGGGTGTGATGCCACTTTAAGAGGCACCTCGACAGCCTCGCCTCCCGGTTTGCGCATCACTCGTACAAGCGCTGGTACACCAGGTATATCCGCCACCAGTCGGTCACGAAGATCCTGCTCTATATCCTTGATCATCCCCATCAGCTCAGTGTATAGTACCTGTCAATTTTTCTTATTGTCGCAACGAATGGGACCCGATTACCATATTGCTCCATCTGGTCCAACAAAACATCACTTCCCGTAAACACAACTCGATGCTCTCCGTTAACCTCAATCTGGATTGTCAAGCACTTACCAGATTTGTTCTTTGCATACTTACTCTGTGACACTCTGAACCCAAGTACGGTCACCTCTATATTGACCACATCATCAAGCTTGATTTTTGGCCCGTCAAGGATTTTTGCCGACTCAGCAAAATCTGAGAATCGGATTACGCCCGTCTGGCAAGTGCTTCGTCTACTATCTGGTAACATTCCTGTCGAAACGAATTGTAAGCAAGCCACTCGCTACTCGTTCGAGACAGCGCAAGTTTGCCAAGCTGCGATGCGTAACTGTACTTTGCCGTAATCAGTGCATCGATGATGGTCGATCGATCGATAGAGTGCACCTCAACGTAGTCATACTGGTACGTCACGGGACGGTCATTTGTCGCCGGGACCTCCTGAATGTTATACCGGTACTGCCATCCATCTCCAGACCGGACAAACTCTTCTGGTCTATTTTCGGTATACCCAACCATATTTGCTCCTTAGGTTGTACGTGTCGGCCCATACGAACCAACCGTTATATGCTGCAATACTTTTCGCTTCAGAACGCCTCAAATTCTTTTTAAATCTCTGCACAATCGACTTCCTTACCAGCGTGTACCCATGGAAAAACCGGTAACCAAGGAAATCAATACCTCTCGCATCAACCGGAAAAACTTGCCAATTCCGTTTGAGATCAAGATTCATTTCTGCGAGCCGATCACTGATCTTCACTCTCAGATGATGCAAGTCATCCTTATCTGGTCCGAGCAAGACAAGATCATCGCAATACCTGAAATAATACCTGACACCGAGTTGCTCCTTGATCCAATGATCAAAATCCGACAAGAATACGTTCGCAAAGTACTGGCTTGAATAATTCCCGATCGGGACACCTGGCGCGCTATCGATTATCAGGTCGATCAACGAGAGAACTTCAGCATCCTTGATCTTTCTCCTAAGACATACCTTCAATGCCTCATGGTCGACTGACTGATAAAACTTCCGAACATCAAGCTTTAAACAGTACTGCGTCGCCTTCACATCCTTAAGTGCTTTTCTGATTCTCCGCACCCCATCATGCACGCCCCTTCCCGGAAGCGATGCATAAGTGTCCCGGATAAATCCTCTCAGCCAGATCCCCTCACAGACATTTACAATACAATGATGAATGATCCGATCAGGGAAGTATGGTAACTTCCATATCTCTCGATCCTTCATCCCGTCGTTCTTCATCATCACGACATACGGTGAATTCACAAATCTCTTTTCCACCAGCAAATCTTGAATCATCCGATAATACCTTTCAGGATCATCGTCGATCATTTTGACTTCTCGGTAGTGTCGTTTTCCTCGACGCGCCTTCAGATGCGCCTGTTCAATATTTTCCAAAGAACACAACTGATCCCATAAACCACCAAATCGCTTCACTTGACCATTGAGCTTTCGTGTTACCTACCAGCACATTTCGCGGTCTCATTATTTTTTGCCAAGAGGCAAGGATAACGTTTCGTCCAACGTGAAGCTGAGCTGAGACCCGATATTCGTATTCGCATTCGACGGACCGTTATTCGAATTCCGATTCACGGCACCTGCATTCGTACCGTTATTCGAATTACCGCCAACCAGAAGACTGCGCAGACCGGCACAGCGGAACGCTACCCCAAAGACAAAGAACAAAAAATGCTTCCGCATTACGGGCCGCTTACGCGGCCTGGAAGCCGAGCCGAGACCCGATACTCGCATCCGCACCCGACGGACCGCTACCCGAAATCCGACTCACGGCACCCGCAGCCGTACCGGCACTCGAATTACCGCCAACCAGAAGACCGCGCAGACCGGCACCAGTAGTGACATACGCATAGTCTCCGCTCCATGAGGAGCTCGATCCAGATGCAACAGCAGACGCAAACATTGCCAGTCCAGACATCGGTACGCCCTGATATCCATTTGTGCCAGGCAGAATAATGTCAGACCTCGAGTTGTCTTTTACTGTTACATAGCCAGTTAACGAGCTTTCGCTGTATGGCGGTGCGCTTTTGATGTACATCTTGACTGCTGAAGAGTTCTGTGCGTCTACCAAACAATCGGGCATTGCCTGATACACATTACCAAACCGGTTTTCTACCCACAGCATCCTCGACAACGCAGACAACATGCCTGACGTCCCACCTTGGCTATTATTGCAGCTGTGACCAGGTAGCGGTATGGACAATCCGCAGCGTCCGATATAGCCCGTATTTGACCCGTCTATGTCACGAGTCCATGACCCTCCGGTTAAGTTCACTCGGCCCTGACCGACGCTAATGTCGGTATTCAGCGTACCGTATGCTACGACATGGATCAAGTAATGCATGATCCACCACCAGGTCTTTTCGAGCGTCCATCCCGTACCACGAGCAGCCGCAAGCGCCTGCAAACCCGCAACTGATGCTCCGGAACTCATGCCCCATTCGTCTGTCGAACGCTGAGTCACCGGCCACACAGGTGACACGCCATCTCTCGGGTCTACGGCAATCGACGATAGCTTTGTTTCTCCCGGGACTCGCGACGCCTCAAACATCCCGATATACACCGGTTCGCCGGTTGGTGTTGCTGGAGATAATGAAAACCCCGTAAGCGGCTGGTCGCTGAAATCAAGGATGTAATAAATTCCCGACACGAACGTTCGGTAGTAATGCCCCGGGACCCTAACAAATATCCCGCCATGTCCACCAGTGAAATCAACTAAAGACCCGTCCTCATGGTACCTGATGTCGTATTTGCTGATCTCTTTATACTCAGAGCCGTTATCCGCAAGAACGACTGGACGAAGGTTATCAAGCACTGGCGACACCCAGTCGCCTATGTATCGAGGCATCCCTGAAGACGACACCGGCAAAAACGCCCCGTCCCCACGACGAGTAATCTGTCCAGTCAGAGTATTAAGCGCAATTCCAAACCATCCGTTTGGACGAGCATACCCCATGTCCCCGAGCGTTGATTCAATTGAGGATACCCGTCCTTCCACCGTCCCCAATCTTCTCCTCAGAAATGTTTCTGTCCAAGGCATATAGTCACCAGACGTTTAAGGTTACAGACACAACTACCGGAGACGATCCCGCAGTAACATAGACCCATATTTTTGCTGCGGGCATAATGTTTGGCCAATACATCCTTGCACCTCCTGCGTGCGCAGCCAACACACCATCACCATCGACAGCGATTGGCGTCACCCCTCCGGACGAGGCCTTGTAGGATATCGAGCAAGGGTTATCGCTCGATACCTCGAGACCAAAATCACCCGAGGCGCCAAGCCTGGCGAGATCAACAAGCATTCCCGCGGATGTCTGTCCAGCAGCAACGGCAAGACCATTACAAAGGATATCAGTTATCATGTTGCTTCAGATGATCATTTACGCGTCTTATCGACGCTGTCCAGTTTGCCATACTCTTTTCAATACAGATCCATGATCGCCCGGTATTCAGTGCCGCAATTGCCGTCGTTCCGCTGCCACTTGTATTATCAAGGACGACACCACCCTCGTCAGTATAGGTCCTGATCAGGTACTCAAACAGCGCCACAGGTTTCTGGGTGTTATGAATGACCTGCTCGCAGGTGTTCGAAAACTCGACCACATCCTTCGGATACCGCACCCCAGTGTTCACTGTCTCCGTCCTTACCACTTCCCGATACACACCAGCTTTTGTCCTTGCACTTCGTTTCGACACATAGGGCTTTCCCTCGGTGAACTGCGGGTTATACCTGATCCGTCCAGGAGCAAACACCAATACATCCTCGTGAATCCGCAGCGGACTCATCTTCGCATTCAGAAACCCGACCGCACGACTCTTTTTCCACACCCACTTATACCGGAACCACTTCGGGTTACTGTTGATCAACTCAGTCTCAAACGGCTGCGTCGCCGTCAGGACTACCGCGCCACCCGGAGCAAGCATCCGCTTGTATTCAGACCAGAGTCGATCGAGGTCAAGCTTCACATCCCAAGAACATGCGGTAACCCCATAGGGAAGATCACACAGCACCAGATTGATGCTTTTATCCGCGATGAACGGGAACACGTCAAAACAATCACCGAGATGAATCCGGTTGAATACTTCCATTACGTACAAATCATTGTTACTACTAACTAAATAGCCGCTGAGTCAACGGCTATTTAGCCTCAACTGTCGACTCCGGAACGATCCAGAACGGAGGATCAATCCGAGCCTTCTTTACCTTCACTGCATTGGCTGTCGCATCGAAATATTCAACATCTGTGGTTATCGGCCTGACACCACGGACCATTTCGCCAGTTCCAGCAAACGTCAGCTCGGTTGGTCTAAGCGCCCCGCATCCAGAGCACAACGCCATTACGGCTGAGAGTCCGATACAGACGATCCCTTTTCGTCCCGCGTTCGCTTCCATAATTCCGAGTTTTTGATCAGGTTTTTAACCGCCGTTTTTTGCTCTGGAGAAGCTGGCGACTTGGCTTGAGTTGTTGCTGTATACTTTGGCGCACTGGCCTTCATCGCAATGATATCGACCAGTACACCACGTAACCAGGTGAGGATCACCTTAAGCATGGCCAGCAGCGGCAAACGCCTCTTTGATCTTCGCCTTGACAGCCGGCCAGACGGCATCGTCGATTTTTGTACCAGTTCCAGCCACGAGCTGGTCGACATTGTCGAGCACGCCATCGAGGGCGAGACCGGCCTTGTCGGCCGGGACATGTGCGATAATTGGCACGACGATCGACTCGGCCAGCTGGACCACCACATCTTCAATCACATTCGGCATAACGGTTCTCCGTTTTCAGTTGATAGATTCAGAATCACATCACAAGTTCAAAATGCACCAGGTCATCAAACGAGTTGTCCTTCACCCGGGTATCCTGGTCCCAGTCGCCACCCCAGCGCACCCGGATTCCAAGCGCCTGAGCCGTACCAAGTACGAACCCGGCAAACAGTGTCATCCGCTCGCGGTCTTCCCAGTCAATTGGCTGTGACGGCGCTTCAAAAGGTCCGACATCAGCCGCAAGGCTGGGCAGAGGATTGTGCTTGCTTTTTGGCCAAGGCGTTTTCGAGTTCCCGGCCTTTACAGCGGCATCCTGTTCCGCCTGGCCACGGTGGCCATAGAGCACGACACAGTCGAAATGTTCGATCACCGCATTGAACACTTTCTGCAGGTCAGGATGACACGTCTGCAGACGCTGCTTTGATCGTTCAGAAAACACAGGCATCAGTAATCAACTCCCATAAAATTTTCACCAAACCGCTGCTCGCGTGACGATACCGATATCCCAGACGACACCCCAGCCTCCGGTTCAACACCTGGAATCCCAAGGCTCGATGGCGTCAGTTGCTCCAGCTTGCGCATGGTCATCTTATACGACGCCTGGACCTCTTCCGGAACGGACCTTCGCCTGGCATACAGATGGTACTTGGTCAGCTGCAACACCAGCGCCCTCACACTATCCACCACCGGCAACGGCACGGCATAATGCCGGGCAGCGTACAGCTCCAGATCACTCACCGCAGCTTTTTCAGCCGCATCAAGCACCTCCGCCTGAACATCGCCGACATGGTAATCATCCGTCAGGTCGATAAGGTCCTGCTCACTCATCACGGCAATCAGGTCAGATTGCGTCAGGTAATCCATATCACGCAGTGGTTAAATTGCCGGTTAAGCATGGTTAAAATCGATTTTATACCCCGAGCCCGACTCGCAAGACAGGCGCCCGGCATATCGCCGCTTTTAGGGGCCTTTTTGGCAACCGCCATCAGACCCCAAAAGCGACAGCATCATCACACAACGAACTCACAGACGAACACCAGGCAGCACGGCCAGCGACCGGCTATTGAACGGCTCACCGCTGTCGAGCTGGAACTCGACCGTCTGCTCGTAGAAGTTTCCGACCAGCTGCACGTCAGAAACCCACAGGCCGCCAGGCGTCGTCATAAACGACCAGTAAGCAGCCTCCTCTGAGCGCAGAGCGCACACCGTAGTGCAGTCCGTCGAGGTGCCGACCGTTTCGGAAAGCGGCAGCAGCTCGGTGCCGTCATACTTGAACCCGGCAGGAATCAGCGGGACGCCGTTGAACGAGGTGATTTGTCGGCCAAACTCATCGGTAGTGGTCGATACGTTTTCGCGGGCGATGGTTGACAGGCGAGCAATCACCTTCGAGTTCATCATCAGGCACTGGGCTCCACCGGCGACAGAGGAGATCAGCACGTTGAGCGCTTCGACAAACGCCTGCTGGGCCTTCTTTGCAGTATTGTCAATACCGGTGATGACCTGCAGGCCATTCGCGCCAAGAAGATCGAGCGTCTGAGCGGCAGCCATGCCGGCAACCGTCTTGCGGATGCCGTTGAACTGCAGTGCCGACACGGAATGGTCACCGGTGATCAGATACTGGTTCAGATTGCGACCGAGATTTCGGGCGAAGGCGCGACGCTGGCGACCCATCTCCGACGCGACCGCATCAGCACCACCACGGACGGCACCACGGCGCTCATACGCACGGTCGACCTGCAGGGTCTTGCCGAAAATCTTGAGGGCGAACGCGGCGTATGCAGGATCTCCCTTGTCCTTGGCCGCATAGTCGTTGTTGAGCGCCCTGAAACCGGCCTGCGACTGCATATCGGAATCCTTGCGCAGCGAAGCGGCACCACCACCCTCGACGAAGAAATGCAGATATTCGAGGACGGGCGCTTCCTGACGGACCAGCTTTACGACCTCATTGGCGGATTCCGAACCGCCAGACGAAACCTCATGAAAAAGCATAGGATTATCTCCAGTAGAGTTATTGAAATTCCAGCCGGCAGCGCCATGGATTTATCAGCGCCTCTGCCGGCATCAGGCCATCGCGTTTGCGTTGTTGGTTGTTATTTCCCTTTGCCAGCCCGTTCGATCTGCTCTCGCGTTTCGTCATCGGCCCGCTGGCTAATCGGTCGAGAGTCTCCACCAGCATCAGTACCGGCAGCGCCATGCGTTGCCACCTCACCGAACACTACGACCGGCTTGGCCGAGCTCAGCAGCTCCTTGAACACATCGAACGAACTCTTCTCGGTTGTAGTACCGTCAGCCGCCGAGAACACCCGCGGCTTCAGCGCCTGCAGATCTTCGAGGATACCCTCGACCGCCACGCGCATTGAATTCGGCACCCGATCGGAAATACCGTCCAGGAACACCGTGATCTGACGTTTGCGCTCACCGGCTTCCAGCTCGGCAGCACGATTTTGTGCCTCCGACAAGCCGGTCTTCAGCGTTGCGTTTTCGGCCTCAAGAGCATCGAGCCTGGCCAGTTTTTTCTTTGTCTCTTCATCCATAGCATCATCAGTTGATTGTGAGAAAGCACTACCTATAGCAGCATCACCGACCGGATCGTCCTCCGGCAAGTCGCGTTTGAGGTTTTCGATCAGGTACTGCGGCACCTCAGCGTCTGCGGCATCAAGCCCTTTCGCCTCGATCGTGCGGTCACGAAGACCCTGCATCCACGTACCCAGATCTTCGAAGATCCACGCGATTCTCGATCGCAGCATCGACCCGAACGCAGCACGAACAGGCTCATCCAGATCAGCGGATGCAAATACGACATCAACCGATCCGACAGAAGCCTCGTCAGCCTCGGAGAAAACCTTACCAAGCCCCTTGACTGCCGGTTTCGGCACCAGGCCGAGATGCACGATCTGATCGTCTACCCCAAGCCCGACAGAAATTTTGTCCAGGCCTTTTCCCTTAAGCGCCGGGATAACCCCTTCGGCGAAGGTCAGCGGCATGATATCGATCGCAACCTCACCGCCAGGCAGCTCACGCAACTGTAACGAATCGCGATCAGCAAACCCGAATATTGGCAGATGATCAGACGGATGGAGAAGGGTATACGGAATGCGCGAGGGAGAAAGCCGTTTTGACGCATCGAGCACCCCACGCACTCGGTCAGCGGGCCATACCTGGTCTCCCTCGTTGGTATGAATGCCGCTCTTGAAAACAAGGTGGCGGCCAAAAGTTGGTTTTGCCATGGGCGAAAATCTGGTTTCGAATCTGGATTGCCGAGAGAGTCTCCCCTCGAATTACCAGCAACTTACCAACCGGAAAACCGCCATTTAAACAAAGCCATTTCATTGATAGACAATCACTTAATAATCAATACGCGCCCGTCGTATGTTGTCCTAAAGCTTGACAGCAACCAACCAGATTCCGCATGATTTTCGCTTGCCTGGCGACCGTAGCAGCCGCCTCACCGGTTCCCGTTACCAAGGAAATGAACGAACTCGCCGCCCAGCTCGGCATTGCCACGCTCCTGTTCTTCGGCCTGATCGCCATCGCTACCGTTCTCGTTATGTACATGCGCAATCAGGCCCGCGAAGCCGAAAAGCGGATAGAGAACAACCGACAGACCTACGACAAGATCATCGAGACCATCAGGGCCGATCGCGAAAAAGACCAACAGATCCTGCTCGGGGCTCTCGAAGACAACCGTGAACAAATTGCCGTTGTCTCGCGTGCTGTCGAGACAATGAAAAACCTCAATCAGGCGACCAGTGTGCTCCTCGACAAAACATCGCGACTTCTCGAAACGCGTTGCATTCACCAGATGAAAAAGACCGATTAATGAATCACATCAGACTCCAGAAGAAAGGCATGCTGGCTGATCTTGAAGCCAGGCGTAAAACCTTGGCCGCCAGAGCCGACAACGCACAGATCATCATCTTGCAAAAGGTCGACACCATCGGCGACGCAGCCGGAATTGACAGCCACGGCATTCTGACCGCAGCAACTGATCTCAACCAGATCGTTGGCGATCTGGTCATCATCGACACCCAGATCAACAAGCTCCGAGACGAACTTTTCGGCTGATCGATATGGCAAAAAAATCTCAATACTACCAGATCGCCGAACAGTTGTTCGTCTTTGACCACTTGAGCGTCAGCGACATTGCTGCCCAGTTGCCCGTCAGTGAACGAACCATCGGCGAATGGAGGAGAGACGGCAACTGGGATGCCCGAAGGGAGCAATCCGTAGCCCTGCAAAGCTCGACAACCGAGAAGCTGCACAAGCTCGTCGACAAATTGATCGACAACACCGTCACCAGCATCGATAACGGACAGGAGCCGTCGCAATCACAGCTTTACCTCATTGGCAAGCTCACCCCGGCCCTTATTCGGATGCAGAAGTTTGAGGAGTCTGTCACCGACAAAAAGCCAGCATCCGGAGTGTCCGAAGAAACTCTCGCCGAACAGAAGCAGGTCAAGCAGGATCTGCACGAAACGATGATGAGACTCGGCCTCGCATGACAAACAAAGCCACACATCCCGAAGAGCTTGCCGGCCACTCCAAAATCATCGAGTCGAAAGTTTTCTTGCCATATCAGCAGGAGGTCATCGCCGACGAGCACATAGCCCAGCTGGTAGAAAAGGGAAGGCAGGAGGGTTTGTCCTGGGCTCTCGCCTACAAAGCGCAGAAGTGGACGGGAAAAGAGGGTAGGTACTCCACCTACTTCGCCACCAAGACCAAGATCCTGGCCAAGCAGTTCGTCAGTGACGCGGCAAACTGGGCAAAACTCGACCGGCTCATCAAGAGCGTAACCGACAGCACCTACGAGGAGAGCGTAAAAGTTGAGACTGCAGACGGGAAAGAGGTTGACGTCAGCACCTACGGAATCCGGTTCCGGAATGGGCTTGAAATTGTTGCCCTGTCCAGCAACGCCGACGCCATGCGCGGATGGAGAGGCTATAAGATTGCCGACGAATTCTCCATCCATAAGCAGCAGGCCGAAATGCTCGACTCGATCCTGCCGTCAAGGATGTGGAGGTTTCCGTTCACCCTCTGCAGCACGCACAAAGGCGTAGGCAGCGAGTTCAACAAACTTATTGTCAAGTTCAAAAAAGGGATTCTCGGTGAAGACTGGAACCTGATCAGCATCCCGATCGACCGCGCCGTCGAAGAAGGATTACTTGAGAAGATCTTTAAGCGCCCATTCTCGGCACAAGAACGCCGAGCCTGGCTCGAAAACCTCGAACGGGAAGAAGGTGTGCGGCGCATGAATCAGGAATACCGGTGCATCCCTGAAGACGAAGAAGGCAGTTTCTACAGTTACGACCTCATTATCTCCTGTGAATACGAAGAGTCGCTTTGGTTCCCGGAAGACGGCATCAAAAAATTTACCGGCAACAACCAGCAAAAAGAGGCCGAAGCCTGGTTTCAGAAAATTGCTTTTACCGCCAACATCATCGGATTTGGCCCGCTCTATCTCGGCATGGACATAGGACGAAAAGTCAACTACACTGTCCTCTGCCTCATTGAAGTCGTAGCAGGGACCCGGATCGTTCGCGCAATGGCCGCGCTTGACGACTTTCGGTTCCAGGCACAGCAAGACCTTGCTGGATGCTGGATCCGTACTCGCCGATTCCACCGCGCCGCCATAGACAACCGCGGCATGGGTACCGAGACCGGTGAGCGTCTGCAAGAGCAGCACGGAGAGTACGCCGTCGAGCGCATCGACGCAACCAACAAGCTCAAAGAGCTTTTTGCCTACGCTGTCCTTCGCCTCTTACTGGACAAGATGCTGCGGTATCCGGCACACGACACCCTGCGCGACGACCTCCACAGCATCCGCAAAGAGACCACCGCTGCCGGGAACACTCGGTACGTTGCAGGCAAAAACGAATCCGACGAAGACAGCCACGGCGACTATTACTCCGCTATGGCCCTTGCTGTGCACGCCGCAGACGGTAGCGCACCGAGCCTCGACACGCTCATCGAATCAGCAGGAAACGCCGGCACGAATAAACCATTTGAAAGCGCCGCTCTCTCTGGATTTTCCGGACACGGCACATCGCTTATCGATCAACTCAGAATGTTCCGCCCATGATCCTCGATAAATTTGGGAACCCGATCCTCAGCACAGCACCGCCGCAACCCGGCGATATCGCCACTCGATCCCTTGTCGAGGGATTGCTCGCCGTCAGCGAGGCCATGCCGAACCCATCAAAGACCCTGAAGGCTATCGGAAAGATCATTGACGCCTTCGACCAGACGCTCGCGCATCCTGACGTTGCCGCCGCAAGCGGCAACTTCCACGATGGAATCAAAGCGCTCAGTTGGGACCTCAGCCAGTCCATAACTGAAGGGCCCCGCTCCGCATGGCTCAAGCAGGCACTCGCCCCGATCGACATTCCTGAAGCATGTTCGAGTTTTGTCTGCGCTCGAGAGTACGGATACACCGTCTGCGAAGTCCTCTGGTACAAAGACGGATCGACCATCCTACCATACAAGATTGTCGAGAAGCCGCGCAAATGGTTCAAATTCAACGCCGCCGGTCAACCGCTGCTCATCACCAGCGCAAACCCTGACGGGATCATTGTTGATGAGGCATACCCACGGAAGTTCCTGGTGGTGCAGCACAATCCGACCTACCTCAACCCATATGGCAAAGGCCTGCTCGATACCATCTACTGGCACGTCCAGGGACTCTACGGAAACTTTGAATGGCACCTGCAGTTTTTGGAGGACGACGGCTCAGACCACTGGATCGCCTACGTCAATCGCGATGCCAGCCAGGACTACATCAACAAGGTGCAGACCGCGATATCGACACTCCGCCGTCGAGGGGTTTGTGTGCTCTATGACGGAGTCAAGGCGGAGCAGCGGGAAAACAAAGGCCGCAAAAGCAGTAGTGATGTTTATATCTCTTTCGAGCAGATGGTCATCACCAAGATCAACAAACTCTGGCTTGGCACAGACCTCTCAATGCAGCTTAACGACGTAGGGGCTCGCGCATCGAGCGAAACCGGCGCCGACATCCGCGGCGAAGCGCTCAGCTCCGGCAAAAAACTAGCCGAAACCGCGATGAACCAGCTGATCCGCTGGATCCTTGAGATCAATCGAGCCCCCGGAAGCGACAGCGAAAGCATCAACTTTGTCCTGTCGAAAACAGCGGACAACACCAAAGACCAGGCTGATATCGACAAAACCTATGCTGAAGCAACCGGTCGTAAGATTTCTGACCAGCTGCTCACCCGACGAGGCTACGAACCCGGTGACTTCGTCGATGCCACACCGGTACCTCCGGCCACGCCAGCCACCACCTTTGCTGCATCCGAATCCGGATACGGTCCAGGCTTTGAGGACATGCTCACCGCCACGGAGGATCGTAAAAAAAAAGCCTGACGGCCGACGAGGAAGACCTGCGATCGGCCGCACCTGACACTGCTTTTATCAACGCCTGGTCAAAAGCCCTTGAACAGGATTTAAACACCGCCTGGTCAAATGGCTACAACGACAAGTCTGATGAGATATTGAGAATATCCCGGCAGGAAACGGCACCACTAACTACGTTTGCTGGAAAGGAGCTCAACCTGAGCTGGGGAAACAAAGAGGCCTCGCTGTTTCACCACTTGAAAGGATTTGTGAGCGCAGTCATCACCGATGCAGACCTTGCCGATTCCGTCAAGACATCACTTGCTGACGCCCTGAGTAACGGCCAAAGCCTGCGCGACTGGAGGAAAAACGTTGACCAGGTATTTGACCAGTCAGGCTACAGTCGTCTTGGTAGCTGGCAGGCCGAAACCATCTATCGCACCGAAAGCAGCATGGCATATGGCGCCGGCAGCTACGCCAAGCAGCTCGAAGTATCCGACCGGTTTCCCTACTGGGAATATTCGACAGCCGAAGATGAGCGAGTAAGAGATAGTCACAGAGCCTTGCACGGGAAAATTTTCCGTGCTGATGACAAGCAGTTTTATCCCCCGGTAGGATTCAACTGCCGCTGCCGTGCTATACCGATCAGCAAGCGTCAGGCCGAAAAACGAGGCATAACCGGACCCGACACCGTTACACCAGAGATGCGATCGAACCTCGGCAACGCCGAATTCATCAGGGACAAGATCCTCTCTTTCGAAAGCTACCTGCAGGACAAACTTGAGCGGCTCGATACCGGCCGGGCAACGATGATCATTGACAAGATAGCCGAGCTACGCGCTCAGGCCGAAGCCGCCAAAAAAGCAGCAACAACCGTAACCACAACAAATCAAGATCTATGAAATCATGTGACTTTTGTAGCGAACCAGAAATCATAGGGAACCCAAGCACATACCTCTCCCGAATCCAGTTCCCAACAGGTGAAGAATTCAATATTTGTCAAGACTGTTTTGATGAGGCGATCAATCAAAATGATGAACAAGATTTTGAATCATCGCCATGGTCTGATGCAAATTTGAACTAAAAATATTCACAGAATTATTCGTATGAGCAGTATATCAACAACCCGGCCAGATCTGGTAGCCAAACTTATCTCACATCGACAGCGGCACGAGGCCATCACCGCACTTGGAGCCAAAACAGAGCAACAGGCAAAACCAATTGCCAAGCGCTTTGTAACCCCAGCAAGTGCGCAACAGATCATCGAAGCAATGCAGGCAATTGAACGGACCAAACTTAAAACGTACGCTTCAGTCAAAGCTTCCGGCATCGACGGCGATCCATACGCCGGAATCCCCGACAGCTTACAGATGTCCAAGATCAGCGTTGCGGAACTCGAAGAATGGAAGACCGTTATCCGACGGACGACCTACGCCAGCGGGAACAAATTCCAGCCACTTCCAACACATGACGAGGCTTGGCAAGCTTTTTCAAAGGTTTTTACCGACCTGCATCCCGACAAACAGACGGCACGGACGTTACTGTATACCAGCGTACCAGACCTGACCGATGACGATATCCGAGACGCAGCGAGACTGTACTGGGACCTCATGTCGCATCCTCTCCGACAGCGAGCCTGGCGCCTCATCCCGGACGACGAACAGCAGGCCATAAGACGCCGATATACCAACGACCCCGACGGGGCCATGCAGGCCACCGCCGACTATTACACAGCGCCATGACAAAATCCGAAATAATATTTACGCTCCAGAGTATCGTAACGCATGTATTTGGTATTCTTACCGGATGGTTTCTGCATGCTATATATGTATTGCTGAGCAAAAAAGGAGACATCCAATGAGCAGCAATCAATTCATCCGCCTCACCCTTAAGGGGCTTGGCGAAGCCAAAAAGCACATTGAGTATTTCCCTCAAAAATTCCAGGCAACTCTGCGCAAACATAGCGTCCTGAAGGAGATTGGCACGCAGCTTGTGTCCAGTGCAGTTCGAACCATAAATGCCGGCGGACGACCACCATACAAACCACTTTCCGACAGCACCAAAGCTCGCAAGCTCAAAAAGTACAAAGGGAAATCGTCACTGATACTCGTGGCAGGCGGTCAGCTCCGGCAGAGTCTCGACTACGACGTGGCCGGCGGTCAACTCACTCTGACCAGCGTCGAATACCTGAAATACCACCAGTTTGAAGAGGGCAGAAAAACTTCCATGCCAGCCCGTCCTGTATGGGGAGTGCACGAGGACGACCACGAAGAAATCACCGATATCATCATCGATAACCTGAAAAAATAGCGGTAAAAATTGCGTGACATCTTGCGAGTGCAGTGAAAAATAGCTATACGGAAGTAATCCCATGCACTCAATTCACGACGCTCATGGCCAGCGCACAACCAAACGAACTCATTTCATTTATCGCCAGCATTGCCGGCGAGCATACCGCTCATCGCGTCTGGAAGGAATTCGGAGGCAGCCAGCCCTACATCCCGCGCTACCCAAAATCTGACGCCAAACAGGAATACATCCTCAGCGCCCTCGAACGAGGTGAGAACGTTCGGCAGATCGCCAAGCATCTAAACATCACCGATCGGCAGGTCTATGCCCGTCTTAACCAGCCGCTTCGCAAGCAGATCAGCCTGTTTTAACGAAAAAGCCCGGCTTATCACCGGGCTTTTTTATTGATAACCGTAAACATTACTCTTGGACATATCTGCTCATAAATTCTGACCAGCAAGCCTGAACATTTTCCATTTTCTCTGTCTCTACATAGTTCCTTCTTCCATACAGTCGGCATTTCAACGACTTGGCCGCCATCAATTTTCGAATTGTATCAGGAGAAATCGTAACGATAAAATCTTCACGGATACAGACCCTGTTCATCACCCGATATGCTTGACGATAAGAATTCACTACTGGTATCTCGATCAGATCGCCATCGGCTAAAAATTTCAAAGACATTCCAGGTTCAATAAATAACCATGATGATCCCCAATAAATAACCTGAAGACCCAACTGCTTTTCATTTGTCTTATACAGCAGATTGAACCCAAATGTGTCCTCCGTTTCATTCCCGGTCTGCTTGATTATCCGAATCTTTGTGAATTCATCAGTGGCGTCATCAATCTTGCACTTCGCTAATGACACTTGACTCACAGATAAGGCAATTGCCATAAATAAAAACACTTTAACATGCTTCATTATCGCTACTATTTTATTTAAACATGAATTTATCAGCTTTATTCGCGATAATAAGTTACAAAATTAGCGTGATTCCTGAGTAAGCATCTTCTCAAGAGCCATCTTGATCTTCCCGACCTGGTTGTCTTCAATCCACTCCGGACGACCAATCCCGAACCGATTCAACAGCCATGTATGATAAGCATCGATCGCCGCATCGCGGCTCGTTTGCCTGGTCACGTCCATCCACATCGCCTCAAGCATCCGGAGCTGCCGAGGTGTGGCCATGCCCCGTCTACGCCCCAGCTCATCGTACCGCAGATTTCCCCAGGAACGCCGAGCGCCTGCTCGGCCATGATCCTGCCCCGCCAACCGCCTCAGTGCAGCCACAACCTCTGAAGCCTGACGAGGCGACAGCTCTTTCGACGACGACACACCCCAGCCGGCAAGGAACGCCCGATACGCATCCTCATCCATTCCAGCCTTGCTCTTCAGCACATGGATTTCCGCCGACCTGTTCATTTCGACCTCTTCGGATAACGTTCAGCACTCATCTTCTCCCACTCACGCGACAGCGCATCGAGCCGTGAATATCGATCGGAAGACCTTTTCAGATAGTCAAGCGCCGCCTGACCACGGAGCCCGGCAGAATCCATCCTCTCCTTGTTTCCTTCCGACATCAGGCGATCCTCCTCCTCTCGGTTTTGCTCAAACAGCATCTCCCATCCGATCTCTACCGGATCCGATATAGGGCATCCGGCGACAATCAGCAGCAACTCAGCCATTTGCGCCTTCGTCATCCTGGCAACAACCTTACTCATCTGCGTACGTCGTCCATGCTCAACCATTTCCGCGCGAAATGATTTCCTAAGCTTCTGATCCCGTCTGATCTCCTCCAGATACCCCTGCGACTCACACATCTTATTCACCCTTTAGGTTAACGAAAATCCTTTCGTGAACATCCCGTCCACTATGTCCATTCCGTCCATTTTGTCCACTTCTTTCAACCCTTGCGCCCTCCCCGGAACTCGACCCCGAGACGTGCCCGCCGCAGCTGCACGAGGGCAAACCAGCTACACCTGATACCGCAGAATCCGCCCAACCTCCTCGCGCATCCCGGCCTCGATCTCCTCAACTCGCACGTCACCAGTCATGCGCAGATACTCCGCAATCGCCAGAACCTGACCAAGACGACGGGCAAACGACCGCTCCTCATCCCGCGTCATCGGCGATCGTCTCCGGCCTGTCTTATCCTCCGGCCACACCTTTGCCGCACGGTTCACCAGGCTCGACACATCCCGCATCACCCGACCAGCACTGAGCAGCGCCTTTTTCCGCACCGCCACCTTCGGCGCCCGATGGTGGCGCCTAAACGACGCCTTCGGGTACCATTCCGATACCTGCTCCATCGTCATCGTCGAACTCCCAAAACGTACCTCAGCCGCCTTCCGGGCCTCGATCGCCGACGCCTTCGTCTCATGCAGCGAATGATGCACCTGCTTCTGCCCGACATGCAGGTACGCCCTCCACGCCCGGTACTTTGGGCTCCACGCGACGCCCATCACATCGCCCGAATCCGTCAGCTCCGCCGCAAGCTGCTGTTCCGCCGTCAACGACACCGGAGTCAACGACTCCAGAAATGCCGACCCAGTTTTAGACTTTCCCATGTTTTGAACCCTCCTTGTCAACCAGAATCGTGATCTTCGCCATTTTCAGGTCACTGCTCGATCCGCCCCTCATTGCAAGAGCCAAGACCGACTTGACCGCATCGCCCATGTACGCGCGATCAGCACCGGCAACTGCCTCAAACGTCTTGTGCTTCCCGTCGCCGACATTCTGGCGCACCTCGTACCGTGCCAGCGGAATGACCCCGTCGCCAAGGTCAACCCGCTCGATAATGAACTCCTTGCTCTTCATCGTTCTTCAACCTCCTGTTCAGCGACATCTTGCTGTTTTTGCTGAAATTCCTTTTTTAGCAACACCTTGCCGTAAAAAGCCTTAAATGGAACACCATCGTCATACATCTTCTGGTGCTTCGCGCAGAGTTGCTTCCCGCTACCAAGGTTTTTTTTGTAGCAACCATCAGCCGCGCAATCATTTATAAACACTATTTTCACCGTGCCACCTCCTCAGCCCAATCAGCCATCGTCTTTCGCTTTACAGGTGCCAACGGCGCCTGTTTCGGCATCGGGTGACGCTGGAAATACCTCTTCACCTCATGTGGGTGCTCGCCATGAGCGTCAACAGCATACTCCAGCAGCAGTTCCCGCACCTCTGCAAGTTCAGCTCTTGCCTCATTACGCTCACGAACCGCCCCCCTTATCGCCTCCGCTGCTATCGGAGCAACCGGAGAAAAGATTGACGATTTTACCCGTACGGTATCCGGTAATCCGCTCATGCCGACCTCCTGTAAAGTTTTCCATCAACTTCAAGTTTTCTGCCCGCCATCCACAACAGACGGGCACCCTCCTGCAGTCTGCAGGCGATCCACTGCAGCGCATCGCCGACCGGAATCATGATCAGGCCAACGAACTCAACCAGCACCGGCTTGATGCTGCCAAGCACAGCCAGGACCCCCGCGGTAATGACGCCAAGCAGCGCATCGACCACATACGGATTCAGATTATTTTCCACGTTTACCTCCTGTCGATTCATCGTTATCGTCCATCCTGCGCAGCTGGATGCGCACACACACGGCATTGATCAGGCTCTGGTCTGCCAGCACCATCTGCAGCTGATCCTGAGCCTCCTTCGAGTCCATCGAAAAACGAAAAACAACGTCATCGATGAGGCCCTGAACCGTATCCCGCAAACCCGGATGCAACCTGGTCATATTGCACCTCCATCGTTGGCAATGCCATCACGAAAAAGCTGATCCAGATACGGATTATCAATAGAAACCAGCTCACGGAACTCAGCTACAGCTCCAGCAGTCACGTGCATGACGGTTCCCGCCATGATGATCGCCGTTTCAAGCTGCTCGATCTTCTCCTCAGCCCGTGCCAACTGGCACACCAGGCAATCGCACGATCGCACCTCATGGATGCGTACTTTTCTGATTGGCCGTCCAGATGCCACCTCCATTACATGGTCAGGATTCAGCACAACGCTCACCGATCCGGCCTGGCTCGGCAGATCTCTGATAACCAACTCGCGTGTAGATTTATCCTCGCACATAGCTGCCTCCTTAGTGTTTGCAAACCAGTTGACCGAAACTCACCCGACCCGTACAGTACCCCCAGTGCGGTTCCCATCCGACGATCTCAATCCCGGCCTTCCGCACCGTCACGCCGGCATGAGTCACCAGCGTCATCCTGCCGTCACCACGGCGCAACTCCATCTCGCACGGCATCAGTTTTCCCCTCACCGTCTTTACGAAATGGACCTGCTTATGACACTGCGGGCAAACGCTGTAAGGCCCAGATCCAGTAAGCATCGTTACCGGTGCAGGTTTTTTCACTTGTTCAGTTGACGTAGTCATGCGGCCACCTCCATCTCAAGCTGCTTCGCAACGAACGTCACCAATGCCGGCGTCATCGGCTTACCGCTTTGGCGTACCGCCTTAAGCGCACCGTAATACAGCGCCTCAAGCTTCCTGATATCGCCGCCGCACCTGGCGTGATACGCGTGTACCACAGCATCGTCCAGCAGTGGCAACATCGACTCCAGCAGCTTCCGGATATCACCACGTTCCACCTCGGCAGACCGCTCGATGCCGGCACGCACTCGTACCCGGTTCCAGATGTACTCATAGTCACGGCGCAGCGACTGGAGCGATGCCATAAACCGAGGCAGTCCGACATACACGATCCCGATCCCGGCCCAGTCATTCAGCCGGCGCACCACATCCAGTACTGACGGCTTCAGGTGCTCCGCCTCGTCCAGAACCAGCATACGTCCTGATCCTCGCAGCCGGTCACAGATCGACACCAACAGCTCATGGATTGACCCGCGAGCCTCGATACCGCACGATGATGCGATCGAAGCCAGCACCATACGAGCCGGGAAGCTGTGATGACACTCGATCAGCATCACACCAGCATGTTTTGCCACATACTCTTTCACAGACCTCGTTTTTCCGGATCCAGACGCCGCTACGACAACGCCAATTTTCCCCTTCAGATGACAAGACCTGAGTGCCGAGGATACAGCGGTAAACACCTCAGTATCCACGGTCACCGGGAATCGCTCATCCTCAGGGATCGGCCCATCTGCAACCTCTTTTCTTCGGTCAAACCACTGCTGCACCTTTTCAGCAACGTTCTTGTCTGATCCCTTATAGGTTCCAGCCAGCCAGGTCGACAACGCCGCGTGTGCGATACCAATCTGTTTCGATGCTTCACGCTGGCTCAAACCACTGGATTCAAGCGTTTTCTGCAGCGCTCCCTTCAGTGCATCCGCTTGCGGATGTACCTCAGCCCCATTACATTGCCTTTGTTCCATCTTGATTCTTGGATTGTTCTTTCGCCTACCCCGGAGTGCGCCAACACTCCGGGCTTTTTTACTACACTCAGTTCCATCTACCGGGATAAGTGATCCTATCCATAAACTCTGCCCATTCACGATCAGCCTGATCGAGCGCAAGACGTCTACGTTCCTGATCATCCTTGAAGTCATAGACCTCATGGTCTGAACCCGGTTCCTCTTGGCTCAACGGGGAGTGAGCCCGAGAAGAACCGTTTCCAGAAACGATTTCACTCTCGATCTTCCGCATTCTAATCTCAGCGCACGCATGACAGCATTGCTCACCAGAACCCACTATCATGCCGTGTGTCTTCGTCCGCATCTCATTGATCATCGGACCTTTTTTCCCGCAATCATCACACACGCCCATCACAATTCTCCGTTTTTATTGAATTGACCGCTACCACAAGTCTTCACGTCGTATATCGATCTGGTGTTCAGGCTTTTTTTCGTCCGGGAGCAATATCCAGTCAGCCGGGATCTCCATCGCCTCATCCGTCCCAGTCTTCAGCTGCCAAGCATTTTTTCTCGCCTCTTCATCGCCTTGAGCCTTAAGTCGTGCAACCGCTGGCGCGATCTCACGACCGACAAAACCGCCAAACCCAGACTCTGCTGCGGCCAGCATGCTTCTCTTGGTCTGCTTCTTCGTTCCATTTCGCATATCAGCCTGCACCCGTGCAGCAGCCTCAAACTTGACCACATCATCAGAAGACCCGAGCAGCTTCGCCGCCGGATGCACACCACCGGCAGGGCACCACTCAGGAGCAACGCACAGATACTCTCCGTTCGGATGGTACACCGCCACCCGATCGAGACGATCAAGGTCATACCTGATCACCAGTTCACGCTGACCCTTCGCCATATCGTGCAGCTCCGGAGACAGATACTGCCGACCAAACAGCGACAGTCCATTCCTCCGGAGCATCCTTGTCGTCTCCTGCATCATCAGGTACCGCAATTCACTCTCTGATATGATCCGGCCTTTCAATCCGTCTCCGTCCCTCTCCATAAGCTTCGAGAACCCATCTTCAAGAACCTCATACCGTGATTTTCCAGCCAGATACCGGCTCTTCGACGACACGACCTGGTGATGCTCATGCACCCACATCGCTACCATCAGATGAGCCTCATCGAGCGTTGGAACCACATTCGCCTGGAGCCGCTCAGCCAGCTCACGATGCAGAGACTCACCACGCATCAGCCTTGCCGGCTTCATCGCGATCGACGTTCCTGTATAGCTCGCTGCGCCGCGCTCAAGCTCACCAAACATCCCGAACGTTCGCTCGATCGGCTTTGTCTGGCCGTGATACGCCCGAGCGAACTGAACACCAGCGAAACCATGAGGCCGCAGCTCCTCGAACAACCCAGCAACACCAGATTCCTCAAGCGTACCGGGCAATCCGGCAAAGTATTTCGATTTGAACGCCTTGCCATTATCCAGCAGCATCGACTTCGGCACCAGCGCAGAATCCTCATCACCCGTAAGCAGGTATCCCATCCACAACATCGACCGGCGGAGCGATGCCGCGATCGCCTGCGTCGACTCCGTCGGCATAATCTCCCACCCAACCACAGCCTTCGACCGGAAATCCTCATGGAAAATCAGGGTCATTCGGCGGGCTTTTCGGCGCAGGGGATCCTGGACTGTGAAATTCAGCACATGGCCATCAGCAACCAGGAGATCACCAGGAAGAATCAGATCTGGATTACGCTTGATCCATGGGGCGCACGTGTCCTCATACGCCTTCTCGCCCTGTCGTGCCATCACCACAGACGATCCATGGTCAGCCGTATACTCTTTGATAAAACGACGTACCCGAGAGTCCGAAACCTGCTCCTGTCCCATCTGATGGAGCTTCCGGTTCGTCCGGCGGACGATTTCGGAGATCTTCAAGGCATTCGGATTCTGGTAATAGCCCAGGACGATCTGGGCCTGAAGAGCGGAGATGCCGACCACTGAGCGGCCGGTTCTGGTATACTTATACTGAGGCGCCAGGCTCGACGGACGACCGCCAGCCTCACGCAGTTTCGGTAGCCAATGCGTATCGATTGATTTCCACGATATCGGTCCAATCTTTTCAAGAAGGACCGGCCATTGACCAGCGTTAAACCGCTGTTCAAACGCCTCTTTTGCGGCAATTTTCTGACCGTGTTTTGCCCCTGATATTGCCTCCTGATACAACCGGATCACGTCATACTTCAGTCGGGCCTCCTCACTCGCCCTCGCTGGAATCGACTCGAACGACGGAACCACCTGATCATCATCGACCAGGTCATTTTCCGGCGCCAACCCATGCTGTTCACGCCACACCATCTGAGCCGATTCCGGCAGCGACGAGAGTGCGATTTCATACTGAGACCCGCCGTTTCCATTGACCAGACGTGTGACGTATTTGCCTGACTTCCGATTCTTATGGAATGCCACTTTACTGATACCAAGCAGGTTAACAGCTTCGCGAGCGCTCAAGAACACATCAGAATCATGCAACCGACTATCATATCGATAGATAACAGAGGTGTTAACCGGCTGTTTAAGGTTTACACCTTGGTTTACACCTTTCGGGGCAAAATCGTGGTACTGGATGCCCATGATCAGCTCGCTTTCTTCATCGCCTTCTCAAACGCTTCAGCCCGACGATCACGATCTGCCTTCAGGGCAAGGAATTTCTCCTTATCAGCATTAGGCACCTTCGAATACACCACATTCGAATACACGACCGGCTGAGACTTCCCGAGAGCTCTTGCAGTCTCCGCGATCAAACCACGATACAGGCCAGACTTCAAGTTGATTTTTTCCAT